CAAGCATTTACAGATAACAACTACGACTACAACAAGGTGGACAAAGATGGTGGCTTCGATTATCTCATTGCTTTTAACGGCAATATCTTTCGTATTGCTTGTGATCTCTCTTTTTTCCAAGCAAATCACGGAACGTATGGCATTGGTTCTGGTGGTCAACTTGCTCTTGGCTACTTGTATTCAGTTATCAAACCTAATGTTGAACTAGCCTATGCCAAGCGACACGCCCGTAAAGCCGTTGAGATAGCGTCGGTTCTTGACGCTAATACCAACAAGCCTTTACAGTTAGTTGTACAGGAAAGGATGTAGCTATGGAGATTAAAGCAATAGCAATGACAGATGAATACGCTGCTCATTACTTTTATGAGATGGGTTGGAAGGCTTGCAGACTCGCTTACAAATTACACGAAGAGGCTAACGATGACAGCAACTGATCCAAAGGAACTACTACTAACTGCACTACGTGCAGGGGACGCAAAGCGTTCACGTTCTACACAGGTACAGATAGGACCATCAGAGTTAGGTGGCTGTCGTCGTAAGGTGTGGTACCGACTTAACGATCAGCCAGAGACTAACGACAATGAGATGAAGCTTGCTGCGATTATGGGTACTGCTATTCACGCAGCCATTGAAGAAGCACTAGCAGATAACAAAGACGTATTGATTGAAACAGAAGTTGAACACAATGGAATGAAGGCGCACGTTGACTGCTTCGTACCAGGGACAGGTGATGTGATTGACTGGAAAACAAGCAAGGTTAAGAACCTTTCATACTTTCCATCAACACAACAGCGATGGCAGGTGCAGACCTATGGATATCTACTAGCAAAGAATGGCTACGATGTAAAGCGAGTATCGCTAGTTGCTATTGCACGTGATGGTGATGAACGCGATGTCAAGGTACACACAGAAGACTACGACGAGTCAATGGCACTAGAGGCATTAAACTGGTTAGCAGCTATCAAGGCATCAGAGACAGCACCAGAACCAGAGCGCGAAGAGAACTACTGCCAGCACTACTGCAAATACTATGACGCAAGTGGGCAGATGGGATGCGTTGGTCTAAAAAAAGAACGTATCGCAAATGAAGATATCTTAATCCAAGATAAGGATGCTTCAACTAATGCGATGAAATACTTACAATTAGATGAGAAGATCAAAGAGTTGACAAAAGAAAAAGACTCACTAAAGTCCTCTCTTGAAGGCATCGCTGGAGTTACTGATACTGGAATACAAGTCAAATGGTTTAGCATAGCTGGACCAACATCAGTAGACAAAGATGAAGTACTTGCTAAACTAGGTTATGTACCTACAAAGCAGGGTGCAAAGCAATTAAGGTTAACAATCAAACAATCTGGAGGAAAGTAAATGGCTGCAAACGAAAACACAAAGTTCCAAGTTAACTTCAAGACAAACGGTGGCACTCTTATCAATCTTTATGCAACTGATGTAAAAGATTTAGAGACAGGTCTAACCGATCTAGCAATGGTTGCATCTCTTATCAAGACTACTGATGCTGAACTCAATGGTGGCAAGGAATCTGCTCCAGCACCCACAGTTGCAGCAGTAGCACAAGCTTTGAATGCGGCAATAGTTGCTGCCCCTGCTGTTGTTGAAGGTCAAGCACCAAGCTGTAAGCACGGTGTAATGAGTTTCCGTACAGGTACTTCTGCTCGTGGCCCTTGGAAGGGCTGGATGTGTGCTGCACCAAAGGGTGCAACAGATAAGTGCTCAACTATCTGGGCTTAGTTAATGCGGGAACCGCACGAGTTTGAGGTTCCTTTATGTGCTCAAGTAGGTGGCGATCTATTCTTTCCTGACCAAGAAAACGAAGGCAAGTTAGTTCGCATCAATATCGAAGCAGCAAAATCAATCTGTAAAAGTTGTCAGCACATCACTGAGTGTGCCGAGTGGGGTATCCGTAAAGAACAGCACGGTATCTGGGGTGGACTAACAGGACACGAACGACGACAGATTCGTAGACAACGAAACATTAAATTAGAAGAGGATAAGAGTGCTTAAACTTTCCCGCGCTTGGAGTGGAGTGACCACTAGGGCCACACCGCTGCCTGATGTGTGGAAGAATTTAGTTAAGCAATCTATCAAGTTTCGTCGTGGTCAAGTATGTATGGTAGCTGCAGCACCTAACGCTGGTAAGTCAATGTTCGCATTGATCTATGCCATCAAAGCGCAGGTGCCAACGCTGTTCTTCTCCGCCGATACAGACACAGCGACAGTAATGATTCGCGCTGCTGCACACCTATCGGGCCATAGCCAGTTGGCTGTGGAACAGAACATAGAAAAAAGAACTAACTATTATGCAGAACATTTAGTCCACACATCACACATTCAATGGGTCTTTGATTCCAGTCCGTCTCTTGATGATATTGAGATGGAGATTAAGGCTTACGTTGAACTCTATGGAGTAGCACCTCAGTTGATTGTCATAGATAACTTAATGAATGTTGCTGCTGAGACAGACAATGAGTGGGCAGGGCTACGTGCAATTATGATGGAGTTGCACGATATGGCACGTAAGACAGAGGCTTGCGTCTTAGTACTCCATCACGTATCAGAACAATCAGAGTATGGTTCTCCTATGATGCCACCGCCTAGACGTGCGATCCACGGAAAGGTCAGTCAATTGCCGAGCTTAATGCTCACACTTGGCTATGATCCATCGCAAGGTCTATTGCGCGTAGCATCAGTTAAGAATCGCTTCGGTCCACACTTTGCTGATGCTTCTCAATGGGCATCGCTGTTTGTGAACTTTGGTGCTTGTCAAATAGGAGATGATGATGCACAAGGTAGGGCCTACCTTCGTGCCAATGCAGAAAGCAGTGTCTATGGCTAATAAAAATGGACGTAAAGGTTCTCAGTTCGAGACAGATGTAATGAAATGGTTACGCAATAAAGGCGTAATCGCAGAGCGTCTGACAAAAGCTGGGGCAAAGGATGAGGGAGATATGGTTGTTATCGTATCTGGAGAAACCTATATCCTTGAACTCAAGAACAGGCAAACCCTTTCGTTGCCTGAGTTCTGGAGAGAAGCACAAGTTGAGGCGCTTAACTATGCGAAGGCAAGGGGTCTTGGGGAAGTTCCTCTGTCATACGTGGTAGTTAAGCGTCGCAACTCTTCAATAGATCAGGCTTGGGTAATCCAGGATCTGGCACAATGGTTAAAGGAGAAACAATGACACTTGATGGAGTTACTACATACGTAGACAACAACCCAGCATTGGTGTTGGAAATAGGTAGACTTGAGAAGTCTCATAACAAACTTCTGAAAGAAAATGAAGAACTCAAGATAGAAGTCAAGGTTCTTGAACGCTTGTTAGAAAGACTATCAAGCAATAGATACTAAGGAGAATCAATAATGCCAGTTCCAGAAGGTGTAATAACAAGTACAGATACTTGGACAGAACCAGTTGTAGAACTAGATGAAGCAATAGCAGAAGCTGATGAAGAAGAAGCGGTAGAAGAATATGATTTGCCAGAACTGTCATAAAGGCGGAGAAGAGAACGGCCTTACCCACTACAAGCGTTCAGCGCAATGGCACGATAAGTGTAATGACAAGGGGTGTGTATGCCAGCACAAGACTGGTCCAGGGTACGTAAAGCGGGCAGCAAAGGAAGAGTTGAAGCTAACTCCATCCCAATAGGTTTAATCGTCACTCACTACGGAGGTGAGGTACGAGAAGGTAAGTCAGCATCCGTTCGCTGTTGCATCCATAACGACAGTAGACGCAGTGCTGTAATAAATACCTATGACAATTTGTACTACTGCCACACCTGCGGTAAGGGTGGAAGCGCAGTAGATGTAGTTATGGAAATAGAGAACTTGGAGTTCAAGGATGCCCTCAATCGTGCAATCGAAATCACTGCTGGAAGCGGCCACTCATTACAGTCAGGCAATAAACGAAGAGGCTCTAAGCTATCTCGAAGGACGTGGAATATCTGATGTAGTTGCACACCAGTTCTCGTTGGGTGTTGTAACAGATCCAATCAACGGCCACGAAATGCACACGGGCTGGCTTTCTATACCCTACATCACAGCCAATGGTCTATGCGTAGGCTTTAAGTTCAGGCGATTAGATGATGGCAAACCTAAGTACGGCTCTCCATTGGGGCAGAAGGCACACCTGTATAACGTAAGTGACATCACCATTGACAGTTCTTACATTGCAGTATGCGAAGGTGAGTTAGATACGGTGATCTTGTCTGGCTTGGTTGGCATACCAGCAGTAGGTGTACCTGGAGTTCAGGCTTGGAAACCACACTTTGTCAAGCTCTTTGCTGGCTATGACAACATCTTTGTTATCGGTGACAATGACATCAAGGAAGATGGCACCAACCCAGGTGCTGAGTTCTCCAAGCGTGTCGCACAGGAGATAACAAACAGCACAATAGTAACATTACCCCCATCAATGGACATCAATGACTTCTATCTGGCCAATGGTGCCGATGCGACGAAGGCTTTGTTACTAGGACAGAAGGATGAGTAGAGACGAATGGATCACCGTGATACAGACTTTGCAGCATATGGGCTTTCAAGTCTTGGAGACCAATATGGAAACAGAGACGATACTCTTGCGCCCTACACCGACAAGGTAAACGAGGCTTTCATTGCTGACGTCTGGCGTATTATGGATCAAGCTGGCAACCTACTGGTGCGTAAGCATCACGACTACGGCCCAAAAAACATTGCTCATTCACCAGGTGGACCACTTAATGGTCTGCGTGTACGTATGTGGGACAAGATAGCTCGCATCAATAACTTACTAGACTCTGGCGTTAAGCCAAGCAACGAGTCATTGCGTGACTCATTCTTAGATCTATTGAACTACTCTGCCATTGCAATGATGGTACTAGATGGCGTATGGCCAGAGGTAGAAGAGCCTAACTGTGACTGAACTGCATAAGTCTATCTACGATATAGCACCTAGCGTTGCTAGTGCAATAGCCCGTCGCTTTCGTGGCTACGTAGAGCGAGACGACGTGCTACAAGAGTGTCTTGCTTGGGCGTTAACACGTGGTACACAATTCAACGATGCACTCAATGAACCTAACCCAGTCCAACGTGTTATCAATGAGAAGCGTATTGCTTGGCAGATGAAGCGTACTGCTGAACGTTATGCTCGCAAGGAGAAGGCAGCAAAGTCTGGCTATCGCACAGGTGATGAAGCCTTCTACGATACAGCTATGATTGCACAGGTCTTGCCTCACGTTATTGCATCCATTGTAGATGACACGGTACTAGAGCAAGCACAGAACCTTATTAACGATGGCTCACCTAAGAAGCCTAGCGTTCCAGCAGAAGGCGGCAACCTGCTTGCTACCCTGATTGATGTCAAGCGTTCATACTTAAAGCTTGAAGTGGAAGACCAGACCATACTTCGTATGCGCTACCACGAGGGACTTACCTTGCAGCAGGTGGCACACCTACTAGAGTGTGCAGTATCTACCGCAGATCGCAGATGCACCAGCGCATTACGCAAGGTGCAGAATAATCTCGGCGGTG